CCGCGCGTATAGCCCCAGCGGGCATAGCCGTAGCGGATGCGGTTGCGCCCGCGGAAGAGAAGCATTTCATCCTGTGCCATTTGTTTTTACCTCCTGCTTATTCCGTTACTTTTGTATAATAAACTGTTGCATATCCCTGTCGCCCTACAAGCGTTTGTGCGTTGGTTGCAATATTAAGGGTGTTTTTATGTGATGCGGCACGATTCCCAAAAACCGTAATTAAGTTACCGCCAGAGGCGGATGAGCCGTTAATGCCCGGAAAAAAACGAAAACTGCCGTCTTCTGATTCCGCGAAAGCTTCAGCAAGGCAAGGAGATACATCAACCTGTGCTTCTAAGTCGACAAAAACACTGGTATTTATAGCGCTTATCGTAAACGGATATGTTCTTTTCCATATCTTTTTACCGTCAATCCAGTATTCGCCCGTCCACTGCTCTTCGGTGCTGTACGCCGGATGTATCACCTTATCTAGTGTCTGCCCGCTCTCCGGGTCATACACGGCGCTTGTCACACTGTGGGCATACTTTTTGCTCCCCGCAGCGTCACCAAGCCATGCGGTGCCTATTGTTTTTGCCATTATGTTGCCTCCTGCTTATTCCGTTACTTTTGTGTAATAAACTGTTACAAACCAATTCACCAAACTGGGAGTATCTCCACCTGTAAAAATCGCTTCCAGATTTTTAGTCGATAAATTGTAGCTTACTGCATTTACCCATATCCACGATGCTTCTAGTTGATTGTTGATAAATCCACCAGCAGGCGCAAATTGTGAAGTTAAAGTCGAATAAGAAAATTCACTTTTGATGATTCTGCTTATTTGGTCATTTTGTTCTAAAATAATTGTTCCGGCAGATAAACTCCCACCCGTGAATGTTTTTTTATAAATCTTTTTGCCGTCAACCCAATACTCACCTGTCCATTGTTCTTCGGTGCTGTAAGTTTGCTGCGCATCCAAAGTTACTTGCGCAACGAAATAATCTGCCGCATGTCCCTGCAATGTAGCCGCATCAATCGGCGTAGGCGGCAGGTTCTCACCGCTATCGGGGATGCAGGTAGCCATTTCCTCAGCAAGAGACTTTCCCGTTTCCGGGTTATATACTGCCTTGGTACAACTGTGCACATAGGCGTCTTGCCCGTCTGATGTCTGGCCCCATATCACTGGTATTGTGTCTGCCATTTAGGTCGCCTCCCCAAAAGTGATAGTTGCGTCAAGGTCGATGGCGCAAGCATCATTATTTATTGCGTCAGTAAAGCCGTCCTCTTTAGTTAATTTGAAGTAGATATACCCCTCTTTGATAAGCGATTCCACTTTCAGGCTCGAAATATCTGCTTTGTCATCGCTCGTTCCAAATAAGTATTTTCCACCTTGGCGTATGCGGCAGGAACCTGTTACCGATACGGCACTTGCAATAACTGGCTTCCACAGCGGAATATGAAAATATCCATTCCTTGCGTTTCCTGTAATAAACCCTCCGGTGTCAAAGCTGGAAAAAGAATAGCTATCCCCCGCCTTATATGGCATTACCGCTTGTGCGGCCAATGCCTCCAGCCCTGCCGCCGTTGCAAAATACTCCGCGTTATGTCCTTGCAGCGTGTCTGCGTTGATGGGTGCAGGTGGCTGTGCAGGGGTGCCGTCGTCTAGACGGTAACGCATCACATTGCTGGGCACGGTGCCACCGCCGCCACCGACAAAATACAGGTTGGTATCTGCCCACAGGCACATTACTTTAGCATTGGCCGCAAAAAAGGCATCCGGCAAAGGCTCCCCATTGGGAAGCATAGCAGCCACAGGGCGGCCCGCAATGCGGAACGTGTTGCCCTCTGCAAAAGCGGTATCTGGCACAATGACAAATTGATTCGCGCTTGGCAGCTCTATGTCAAAATAGTTTTGCTCTTTTGAGGCCGTCACAGTGGGCACGCTTTCGGACACCTTAGCAAAACGGGAATCCGCCTCTGTTTTGGTGTAATAATCGGACAGATTGATATTTCCATGCGTGTCTTTCCAATCGTTGCCGTCCACATCCCAAACCCAAATAGTGTCAGTGCTGCCGACGATTGCCCAGTTGCCAGCTTGTCCGGTAGGGTGTGCCGCCCTCAAGGCTTCCGGCGTCTCATACCAGCCCACGCCGCCCTGTGCTATCTGCTGGGCAATCTGTGCATAGTATTTGGCGTTGTCTGTGTCCTCGCCCTCTCGGCTCCCCGTGCCGCCTACAGCCCAGCTTTTGGCCAACTTGGCGCTGTTTGCGGCGGCCTGTGCCTGCTGCGGGGCGTCTTTGATGGCCTCAACGTTTTCCGATACGGCGTTGATAGCGTCAAGGTTATCTGTGACAACTTTCGCTGCGGCCTCTACCTCTGCGACAAGCTCCTGTATAGTCTTAAACTCGTCTGTGCTTTCTATAGCGTGTTCCGGCACGGGGTCTGATGCCACACAAATCACAAACGTGGCTGTAGAAAGGACGTTGCCGCCCTGCACTACCTCGATTTCTGCCGGGCATTCCCCTGCCACGGCAAGCATCTGCTGTGTGAGCACGATAAGCACATATGTATCGGAGATTTCCAGCGCCGGGTTATACACATAGGTACCATCCGGCTTTGCCATGCGTACGTTGACCTCAAACCCGCTTTGCACCGTATAAGGCAGTCCGTTAACCAGCAGATTAACTTTTACAATACGCATATTGTTGTCATACTGCTTGGCATAGACGCGGGTAGGCCCATCTGGCGCAGCAAAATCCATTTTGATTTCCTGCTGGATTTGGTAATTTTCCACTCTTATTCGCCTCCTTACGTAGATGCCGGCAGCGTATAGTTCGTGCCGTTTATGTTTACTGTCACCCAGCGCAGTTCGTGCAGAGTGTTCCCGATTTTCAAATATTCTGTGTCCACCATGTTTGTTTCAAGCGTACCTACACATCCACCATTGGAGGTAGCGCCTATTTTGATATAAGACGGCTGTATATCACACATTCTTGCATCTGAGCCCATCTTGCCGGAAGCGTCCACAGTTCCGTAGTACAGCTTTATTAGGCCGTTGCTGTTCGCACTTCCGGCCGGGCTCGCGGTTATACTGGCGCGCAGATTACTTCCCGCAGAAAGTTCAAATGACGCTGCATCAATCTCCATTGTGTTCCCGCTGCTTTGGCTTTTTACATGGTCGGCAATCAGGTTTACCACCTTTACAAGTGCCGCATTCAGCGTGCCCGCCGTCATAAAGTCGGCATACAGCCCTTGCTCCAGCGTGGCTGCCACAGTAAACGGGCCGTTATAGCCGTTGGCACTTGCACCCCAGCCCTCATAATTAAAGCGCCACACTTTTTTTGCGAGCGCGGGGTCGGGGTTGTCCGCAATATAGAGCGTGTCCGGCTCTCCGTCGTTGTTGGTGTCAAGCAGTCTCACAGCGCCGCCCTTGGCTCCAAGGATGGTTGAGGTAATGCCCTGCGCAATGCTTTCCACGTCGCTTGCCGTGGGACGTTTCTGTATTTCCTGCTGCTGCCCGGCAATAGTGTCGGCAATATTCGTGCGGGAATCTCCAATCTCAACGCTGTTATAGCGTTCAAGCAAAACATTCGTCTCTATTTTTACGATTTCCGCCTTCGCATCCACACCCAAAGCCTCAAACTGTATCGTTACAGTGTCGCACAGGTCGCACCTTTCGAGCAGGGCAAGGTCTTTGTATTCTTCTGTCTGTTCAAGCTGCACAAAGCTGGCCTTGATACTCACAGTAGGCACGCCGATTTTGTTTGCCTGCACATACTGTTCTGCGCGTTCCTGCAGCTGCTGCGGCGTGGGCTGCTCCTCGAAATCCTGCGAAAAGTCTACCGGCACGACGCGGGTAAAATCATACGTTCCGGGCGCAGGCACCACCTTTGGCTCACACGTCACAAGCGTATCATCCGAGCCTTTCCAGTAGGGGTATATTCCGGTTGCCACATTGGAGATATTGCGGTCTTGCTCAATGTCTGTAAGGTTTTTGCCGTATCGGATAACTACGCCGTTATCCTGCCCACGCTGGCCGTGCAGCTTGACGGTGTATTTATCCCACTCGTATTCACCGCCGTACACATCCAAAATACTGCCGGTTTGTCCACCAAGAACGGCGCGTGTCGCACTTGGGATATTCACAGAAAACTGTGCCACGGTGTCTTTGTCCGTCCAAAACATAAACGGGCTGTCCACCGCTGCATTGCTTTGCAGCCCGGCCATGGCATCAGGCGCATTCGCGGCGGTAAACGGGTTCAGAGGCACGCCGGAAAGGTCATAGGTAAGATGCTGGGCGTATACCGTCACAATGCCATTCATCGGTTTTGTAATGCGATAAACACGGAAAGGTTGTGGCAGGCGGTACGGGCTTGGAATGGCATAGATGATGCTCCTGTCTGTGATGTCCTCAAAATGTATGCCACTCATGGGATATTGCATTGTTAGTTCAAACATGCCGTTGCGCTCTTCGGTGACTAAACAAGATATTGCATCTGTAAGCGCGCCAAGCCCCTGCGTGTCAAACATTGTTTCGGTTGCTGGAAAAAGAATAGGTATCATAACATCCACCACCTCGGTGTTATATTCACAGCGGTAATGCCGCCGCTGTAAGAAATCAGGCTTTCCCCATGCTCCAGCACGGGGAAGCCCCCTGATATTGATATACTGTTGTTTTTGTTTGTGGTGCCGTCGTAGGCGTTCTGCACCTCGCTGTCCAGCATAAGATTTCCTGTCATTCCTGTGATGTTTACTGTGCTCTTGCCCACGACAAGCTGCCCATCCCCTGTGCCCGTGATTTGGATAAGAGGCAATGCAGGCTGCCATGCGTTATACAGGCTTTGCCCACTTTGTATCTTGATTGGGAACTCTCCAGACTTAAGAAATCTTTGCGGCTTGCAGTCAAATTCGATAGTTGCCCTCCCAAAAGTCAACATCCAATTTTCTACTTCCATCGGCCCTATGTAGGAGGCCATACGATAAGTTTCCGGGGAGTAAGTATCATCAAGACGTTGATATCCTCTCGGCAACAATAGCCAATTTGCAATTTGTGCTGCGCCTCTAGCAGACCCGATACATTTTGCGTTGAAATAAATCTCATATGGTTGGGTATAATTTGCAAATGCACCAGTATCAAAAATCAAATCACCGCTCCTTCCCGGAACGGTGATTTTTTCAATGGCACGCTGTCCTGTATGGATTACAGGACATTTTTCAATTCTAATTTTAAAATTTTTACTGCTTTTTCCGGCAAAAATGAATTGGTTCATGCGAATACACCTTCTCTTCGTGCCGACGCCGATTGTATCTTGTACATAACGATATCCGCAAGCTCATTAACATCCTGCCCCTGTGTACCATACACGTTAATAGAAATAGTCGGCACAGAACGTTGTATTGTACTTCTATTTTCTGATGTAACGGGAACAGTCATTGCCATACGTGTAGATGCAGCTTCAAGAGCTCTGGTGACAAGCCCGGTATTATCTCGGATCCCTTTAGCCATTCCTGACATAAAATCCGGCATCCACTTTTCATATTCCCGCAGCGGGCCAATATCCGGCTTTGAAAAATGAAGCCAGCTTGTGATAGTGTCTGCAATTCCACGGACAGAATCTACAATTGCTCCAATTTTTGACTTGATTCCATCAATAAGCCCCTGAATAAAATCCTTACCCCATTGAAGTGCTTTCCCTGGAAGTGAAGTTATGAAATCAATAGCAGCCTGAAAGCCGTTGACAATACCGTCTTTTATTTCTAACACTTTATCTACCACTGCATTTTTTAAATTCACAAAAAACTGTATGATAGCCTGTGTTTGTTCCTGTACTCTCCGAACAGCATCTTGAAAAAACTGTTTTACTGCATCAATAAGAGATTTAAAGAAATCTATAATAGCCTGCGTTTGCTCTTGAACTCTTTTTACTGCGTTGGAAAATACTTCTTTGATTTTTTCCCATATTGCTATAACGCCATCTCGGAACCCTTCGCAGTTATTCCACAAATATGCAATTGCACCAACGAGAAGGCCGATAAGTGTTAAAATAAATCCTATTGGATTTGCCCTCATTGCAGTATTTACCCCTATAATCCCAGATTTAAGTGCAGGCAGAACCCCACCAAGACCTTTAACTCTATTAATAAGCCCTTGAATCATAGCACCTACATTCCATGCGACAAAAGCATAGCCAATAGCAGCGATAGTAGCGGCAATTGTATCTCCATTCTTCATAAGAAAGTCTAAGAAACCTTCTATTTTTTCAGATATAGCTTCCACATCAATTTTCCCTATTGCTTCATTGATTGCGGGGAGAATGTCTTGTGTCAACTTATCAGATACGCCCTGAAATGCCCCTCCCAGCGTTTGATTGATATTATCGCGCAATGTAGAAAGTTGGCCATTGAATGTTTGACTTTGCTTATCCATGCTTTGAAAATATTTTCCACCCTCGCTAGTGCTTCTCTGCATGGATGCAGTAATCTCATCTATAGACAATACACCATCACTGATGCGCTCGTAGAGGCTTTCCATGCTTTCACCTGTGGTTTGGCTTATTTCCTGCAATGGGTTAAAACCGGCCTCTATCATTTGTTTAATATCTTCAAGTTGTACTTTGCCAGCACTCGACATTTGCCCATATGCAGTTGCAATTCGGTTCATCTTTTCTGCGCTGCCTTGAGAGATATCTCCAAGCATAGACATTCTTTCCATAGCTTCTTCTGCCGTAAAGCCATAGTTCATCAGGAGCTGCGTCGTCTCAGCCAAATCCTGCATTTCAAACGGTGTTTTGGCCGCAAAATCAGTTAGTTTTTCAACTACTTTTTGAGCTTCTTCTGCACTTCCAGTCATCACCTCAAAGGAGGTTTGATATCCTTCTATCGTCGCATTATAATCAAGCGCGCTTGAAATTACCTGCTTGAAACCATTTGCCAGTTCTCTTACGCCGCTTATAATCGCTTGGCTAAGTACATTTGCTTTTAAAACATCGCCAAATCCAATCGCCTTGTCTCCTGCATTATTCAGGGCAGATGCAGTATCATCCACGCCATTTTCCAGCTGCTTTAGCTGCTGTTTCATAGCATTAAGTTCGCTAGTTGCCTCGTTAACGGCCTGTTGCCATTTCAGAGTTCGGGTATCTGCCTCCCCGAATTTCTGTGATGCTTCATTTAGCCCTTTTTGCAGCTGTTGTACCCGTTGCTGTTGTACCTTTATTTGCTGATTTAATACCTTGGTTTGAGCAGTAAGTTTCTCTTGACTACTATCATTTTTGTCAAAAGCAGATGTTACAGCTTTCATTTCAGAGGCAAGGGTTTTGGCCTGTTGGATAATTTGATTTATTTGTTTTCTGTATTGAGCTTCGCCATCAATACCAATTTTAGGGCCAATGTTTACTGGCACAAAACCACCTCCTATCTCAATTTCAGGAACTCATCAATGCTTTTTACTTCGCGTTTTTGTTTTGCGCCGTGGTCAATCGCTTCATATGCCGCCAAATCTACAATTTCTCCAGGTGTACGGGATAGCGTCTCTTTCAGGCTCATCCCTGCTTTCAGCCCTACATGAGTAAGCCACGCTGCCGTTACTTCGACAGCGTGGCTTTTGCGTTTTTTTCAGATTTAAGTTTGACTTTTGTCTCCGAGCCTTTTTTTATAGCTTCAAAAATGATTTTTTGTTTGTCAAAAATATCACTCGGTTCCATTGCTGCGATAATGGTTTCATAGGATACAGCTTCGGGGCCTGAATATTCCTCTCCAGCCATGTTGCACATAACCTTTTGTCTCTGTACTCCGCCAGAAACCAAACACGCTAGAATATAAGCAACAGAATCAATAGCTTCTGCTGCACCTTTGTCCATCATCTCGCCAAGATTTTCTATCGTTCCTAGTTTCTCACAAATTTTGTTTTCAGCAAAAATTGTATACGCCACTGGGTATTCTTTCCCTAAAATTTCTACTGTCATATAAACTCCTTACTTGGATACACCAAAAAACCCCTTGATAATCTCTTCAGCGGCCGATTCTGTGTCCTGTGCGGCAAATACGCGTTTCCAATTACGGTTCGCACTATCATCCCGAAGAATAGAGAGGCTCAATTCCTGGGTCTGCCAGTCTATCTGGTCTTCCTGAGTAGCCCAATCATCTCCAGGAATATTGAATTTTGTCTTTGTTAGCAAAACAGGGCGATATTTTGTCACACCGTTAAGCATGGTTCGCTGGATTGCCATGAATCCCAAATAAGGTGGGTTCATATCATCTCCATAGTTATATACGTTCACGGGACTTTCATTTATTGTCTCGCTGGTCGGTTCAGGTATTCCAAGGACAAATTTGGCCACTTCATCTTCCAATCCATCTATAGTACATGTGCCGGTAGCGCTTGTCATTGTTCCGGTCTCAGTTTCAGCCGCTACATTGTCCGCATAAAAAATGTTATCGTCAGCGCTCTCTACTTCGATTGATAATTCTACGCCACGTCCTAATTTCATACCGCCTGTATAAGATACATTTTGTTCGGATTCTTGATAAGTAGCGACATATGGCTTGCTAAAGCCAGTAGTTACTGCCATATTTTTTCTCCTTTCTTATCCCTAGAAGTAAAATCAGATATTATTTACTTCTGTTTTCAATTGCGTGAATTTTTTCGTCAATAGCCTTTTCTGCTTTTTTAATGGCCTCATTTTTTGTAGAATTAACTGCTGGACGAATAAAAGGTGTTTTGGCACGATAGCTGCTTCCGCTTTCTGTGATGCGTGCTATAATCACATTAGGTTGTCCCTGTTTATATTTGTGTGTCTTTACACTGTTGTAGCCATCAAATCCTAGCTTTACATTGTAATAACCGTCTTCATTTTCCATAGGAGATATGCCAAATCCTTCAAGCAATCCTTGCTTTTCCAATTCAGACAAACGGCTATATCCTTTTTTATAAGTAGCAGCATTTGCAGCATTTGAAACTGTAGGAAGTGACTGCAAATTTTCTCTTACTTTATCTGCTACAATGGAGGCCATTTCATATACTCCCACACCAATAATTTCAGGTGTGTTTTTACCTATTCTTTGTAAAAAATCAGCATATTCGTTCAGCCCTTGCATTGTCCATTTAGCCATTTTTCGGCACCTGCCAAACCCATTCATGATGGAAAAATCCAGTGTCCTCTTCATATTGCACACTGTTTTTATACCAAGCAATAGTGCCGTCTGCATCCAAAGCCTCTTCAAACTGGTCTGCCCATGGGTCAAACTCTATTTTTGTATATAGGTCTGTGGTTCCTTCCACAACTTTTTCAGCATGTCGATTCCCTGCCTCAAAGTCGTTTCGGCTGTCCTCCATCCATACAAAATATCGGTCAGACTTCATTTTTTCAGCATGTCTTACACTGTTTGTAATAGACGTATGGGCAGCGATTATACGTTCATACCAAGTCATACTTCTCCGCCTTTCGTTTCATCTGTCGGATTTTGTTCATATTTTTCCAGTGTCAAATCCATGCAAGGCGGAAAAACATCCATGATAGCCTGTACAATGTCTATACGGTACCGCTTCCCATCTTCTGTCTCAGCGATATCCTGATTGGTGACATCCATATATCGCGGGCAGCGAATAACACGTTCAACTTGCACTTGGTTCTGCTGTTCGTTATAGTACCGCTGAAGACCTAAACTTCTTTCTTCGTAACGCAGTTTTACCTTTTGGATTAGACGCACGTCAGGGAAAAATCCAGGTTCTGCAACGTCCTCAACATTGTAAATTGTAACTATTCCACTTGTAAAAGGCTGCGTTATGCCATTGTCTGATTTTGGCCTATATGGTTTTTTCCATGGCATTAAGCATTACCTCCTGCTGCATTCCTAAAATAAGGGCTTGGTAATTGTTTTCAAATACGTCTAAAGCACTGTCACGGGCATACCGCACATATTCCATTAGCAGCGTGCGCGGCATTCCATCCGCATCATAGTCAAGCGGAGTGCCTCCCTTTCCATCCAGATACATTGAGGCGGAGGCGATGAGGCCACGGATTTTTTCGTCCGTGGCCTCATCCTCCCATGTGATGTTTAAGTAATTTTTTACATCTACCAACAGAGCAGGCGGGATATTTTGGCGCGTCATACTCAAGCCTCCGATGCTGTAACAGTAATAGGCACAGTGCTTTCGTCATTAAAAGTCGCTGTTCCACCTGTCACCGCGCCTTCGGTTGTAGTCAGGGCAATGGCGGTTATATACTTACCGTCTGCACCTGCTGGTCCTACTTGTTCATTCTTTACTCCCTGCTCCAGTTTGTTCATTTTTTCGGCGGTGATTATATCGCCAGTATTCCACTGTGTCGGCGTATATGCCATGTCTTACACCTCGATTCTGGCCTTTCCAATTTCCCCCGTACCAATAAGGCCCTGTTCAGCCGGGGGAGTTATTCCCCCGACTTAGTTACAGTGATGGTGTAGGTCTGGTTGGTGCTACCGTCGGCGGCAGTGACTTTGACCTTGACCGTGTTCTCACCGTTCGCCCACTGGATAGCCGCACCATTGTTATAGTTGTCTACCTGGTCGGTATCATGGGTATTGGTAATTTCTATGACCGCGCCAGCATCGGCAGGTATTGCATTGATAGTGTTGCTGGCGTCACTGGTAGTAGCGGTATAGCTGGTGGTCTTCGCTGTAAAGGCCGGGGACAGCTTTACGCGCCCCAGGGACAGCGCCGCCAAATCATCAACAGTGGATGCAGCAGGAGCAGTCACGGTAGTTACGCGCAGCGTAGCGGGCAGCAGACCAGAGATATCCAAAACAAGAAAAGCGTTGTTGTCCATGGGAAATCCGTTGGCGTACAGTTTGATGAGGTACACACGGTCATCCTCCAAGAACTGGTAGTGGTCACTATACTCAATACGGCCCTCTTTCGCCATACCTGCACCCGCAAAGTACTTGTATCCGATGCCCAGAATAGCCTTGCCGCGCGGCAGCGCATTGGACTGAATCACGCTCATAGGATAAGGCAGCACATCATTACGATAGGTGCCATCCGGGGCCATAACAGTTGTTGCCGGCATAACACGCTGGAAATAGTCCTGCGGATTTACTACGAGAATCACATCGCGCAGGGTACGGGGCTTGCCTGCGGGGTCAACTGCAATCAGAGATAACAGATTTCCAATGGTTGCAGGCTGGAGGTCAGTCACTACAACGGGCGACTTATCAGGATACACACCGCCAGAGATTGTCACATCAGGGCCAACCTGTTTGTCCATGCCGATAGGCTCATCATTGCCACTGCCGGAAACAATGCCATACTCCAAGCCGTTTGCCAGTGCTTCATATAGTACCTGGCGTACAAAATCATCCAGCCACACCGGGCCAAGGTCAATCATAGCCTTACAGACAGGAATAAAAGCGGACAGTTTCAGCAGTGTCATATTCACAACACTAAAACCGGCCAGCAATTCTTTTACAATGTCGTCACACAGTTTTCCCCACACAGCACGCTGTTCACCGTTTTCGGCCATAATCATCTCAGTAATGCCGGTCGTGTCGCTGAACTGGATAGCAGACAGCAGCGGGTGGCGGGTCTGAAGCTCGTCAAAAACGGCGTTCAGGACGGTCTTGGGCAGGATCAGGTCGGTATCCATAAGCGCCTGCTTGGGGTCTTTGCTGCGCATGGCGTCGGCCAGTTTCTGGTAATACTGCTTTTCCTCGCTGGTGAGCTGGCGCACACCGCGTGCGGCCAAAACCTGCCGGTCTGCGGCGTCGCGGATGTCAGCGAGCTGCGTGTCGTGCTTCTGCACGATCTCATCCTCGATGCACTGCATCATGTCGTTCATAGCCTTCGCATAGGCTTCCTTGTTGTCGTCCTTGATAGCCTGCATCAAATTGAGGCGGGCTTCATCGCGGGTAATTTTCAGATCATTAGATCGCATTATTTTTTCTCCTTTCAAGTCATACTGCCGATGATTTCGGCAAGCGTTTTTTCTTTCGGTTCCTGTGCGGCAGGTTTTTTCTCTTCTTTCCCGCCGGTCAGTTCTCTAAGCTGTGCCGCCATGACCTTTTGCAGCTTGATACGCTGCTCCATGCTGGCATTGGCCTTTTGCAGCACGGCCGCCGCATTTGCCATGTCGGCGTCAGTATCGGCATATCTGTCCGCCAGGCCGTACCCGATACACTCGTCTGCGGTCAGCCAGGTCTCATCATCTTCCAGCTGTGCGATCATTTCCGGGGTCAGCTTGTCCCCGGCCTTTTCCAGATATGCCGCGCGGCCCGCTTCGTTGATCTTGTCGAGGTCGTCGGCAGCCTTGCGCAGTTCGGCCGAATTTCCGGCGATCCCCATCCACATGTTGTGCACCATCATCAGCGCATTGCGCGGCATGACGACCTCATCCCCAGCCATAGCAATGACCGACGCGATCGAGCAGGCAAAGCCATCCACATACACGGTTTTGTGCGCCGGGTGGCGCTTGAGCTGGTTGTAGATGGCCGTGCCCTCAAACACGCTGCCGCCATAGCTGTTGATGTAGATATTGATTTGTGATACGTTCGGACGCTGTGCCAGGGCTTCGCGGAATGCATTGGCGCTGGTTTCGCTGCGGATCACCTCATCGCGCCAATAGTCATATCCGTCCCCCTCCACATCTCCGTAAATGTACAGGTCAAGCGTACCGGGCGCAGATTCCTGCTTGATTTCCCACATATTCTTCATCCAGTTTCACCCCCTTCCATTCGGCGTGTCTGCTCCCCCATCGTCGAAATGTTCAGCGTCATATAGTGGGCGTCGGCCCATTCCTCTCGGATGGGTTCCTGGTTGGCTGCCCTCAACACATCGTTGAGGGAGAAGATACCGCTGCCCACCACCTTCTCGATGTTGGCGGCGTTCTCGAAAATGTCAAAGTGGATAATGCTGGAGCTGTCCACGCGCACATAGCTTCCGGCGCTCCATGCGTCATATCCGTACCGCTTGCGGTTGATCTCCTCCTGGATCTGGTCGCAAAGCGGGTCGATGGCATAGGTTAAAAAGCGCCGGTTGGCGTCGGCGGTGCCCTCCACCGCCCCGTTTACCAGCACAACCGGGATACCAAACGCCTGGGCGGTCATGTTGAACACGTCCTCTATAAGCTTGCGGGTCTCGTCAGACGACGCCCCGCCGCCAAAATCCTGCACCTCGTACTGGTAGCCATCAAACTCCGGCAACACGCCGTTCGCGCCTTTCAGGTACGGCACGACTTCTTTTCGGAGTTTTTCGGCAAAGGCCTCTGCAAATCCCTGTTTTTGGGATTCGATGGTCGAAACGTGGACTTTTAGGTGTGCGCCGTTTCGGGTGGTGTAGTAGGTCTCGGCAGCATCCAGCATGTTGGCGTAACTCTGGTAAAGCGCATTCAGCAGGGGCCGTATGTTGGCGGCATTCAGCCGCAGGTGGAGGACATCGTTCTCACGGAACGTCTTGCTGTAGGTCAGTTCCCCGACCTGTACCCCCACATATTCGTTTTGCTTTTGCGGCCAGCCGCCCTCCATCTGCCAGCTGTCGGCGCACACAAGCCCCTCGATCCCGCTGCGGTTTCGGGTCGGGATGATCAGCGCCTCGTTGGTGGTGTAGAGCTGGTAGATGACTTTGTGCCAAAAATCCGTCCCGTTATGGTTGGTATTTGGTTCGATGTTGAGCATGTAGTACTCACGGTCCCGCACTTCCTCGCCCCGCCGGTAGGTGCGGAACTCGCACCGGCCAATGGCGTTGGCGATCATGTTCACGCAAGCCTGAAAACACAGGTCCCGCACCGCATATTCCCGCGCCGCCGCGAAGAGGTCGGCGCATTCCACGTTCACGGTGGTGCACTTTGCCGTCTTGTTGATGAGCCACTCGAAAAATTTGATTGCCATACTTCACCCCCTTCGCCCTTAAAATACAAACGCCCCCATCGGGGGCAGTTCCACCGGCTGGCCGTTACCCAGGCACGGCTCTACGACCATCGACGCCACCAGCGCCATGAACGGATCAGTTTTCCGGCTCTTGGCTTCAATTTTTGCATACACAAAATTGCCGGTATCCACACCGGCGCTGCGGCTGCTTCGCACCCGCTTGGTATTGTTCACGGCCCACCGCAGGCAAGGGTTGTTCCCCCAGTGGAAAAGCCCCCGGTCGAAGCAATTCTGTATGATCGGGTCCACCTGCATGATGTCGGAGGGCCGCACCAGCTTGACGCGGCCCTTGTCGGCAGCGTCAAACCCGATTAACTGCATAGCTTCGCAAACCATCGTCCAGCGGAAGTGGTCCAGCGCCATCATGCGGATGCTGTACCGCGTCGCCGCCTGTGCGATGTACTGGGCCAGCAGCACCGGCGAAATGCTCACATCCTGCACCACCGTCACGATGCCGTCCCGCGCCCATTCCTGCCACGGCGCTTTCACACGGGTCAGGGTTTTGGACTGCGCACAGATCCATGCATGGTTGATGTCGTACCGCTCATCGCCGCGCCGGAAATGCAGGTTGACCGACGCCCAGTCGGATAGTTCAGCGTAGTCAAGCCCCACGGTGCAGGACCATCCCGTAAGGTCGGGCAGCGCCTTCTTGGTCGCCAAAACTTTCTCATAGTCGGTCACGGAAATTTCCTTGAATCCCGCCCGGATGCCCATGCGCTTGGTCAGGAAATCGGCGTTCTGTTCGGGGTGGTCGCACCAGTCGCGGTATTCATCTTCGATTTCTTGCAGCAAGTGCGGCATATAAGCTAGGGAGGGATTCGCCATGTACCAGTTTTCAGAATCGTGTACTTGCTCTTTAGATTCAAGGCAACAGATAAACGGTAAAAATCCATTGTCAGGCTCCCCCTCAAACAGAATACGGCGGCCCCGGGCCAGGTAGTCATCCAGCGGCCCGTCGTTCACCTCACCGTTCGAGGTAAAAATCCCGACGCGCGGCTGTGCCACCTTGCCCTGGCCGGTGATAAACACCTTGATGTTGTCGTAGTTCTGGTAGGCGTGGACCTCATTAAAAATTGTTTTTCCAGATCGCATACCGTCCCGGCCTTTCGGGTTGTTGGTGCGCCCCTTTATACATCCTTTGTTCCGACGCCCCTGCACGACCTCTTTTGTGTGGTAATAGAATTTATTCAGTTTTCCCTCTGTGCTCGGTGTTTCCAGTGTCTCGATGATGTCCAGTACCGGGCGCATGGCCTGCTCTTCATTGTTGGCACATATATCCACGTCATAGTGGCCCACCGGGTTATAGGGCGAAACAGAAGCGAAAGCGTCAAAACCGATGATACCGTCTTTTCCTGCGCCGCGCCCCAGCATGCAAAATAGTGTTTTCCATCTCGGGGTTCCGTCGGCCTTGTAGGTGCAGTCCCACAGGGAGACTACAAATTCCTGCCAAGGGAAAAGCTTATGGAAAGGAAAATATTTTGCAAGGCTCAGGTAATGCCGAAGCTGTTCTTCATCCACATAAATGTCTTCCGTCTCAAATGTCTTTTTGATGAGTTCCGCCAGTCCATGCTGCTCTTTACAGCAGCGGTGTGGGCCTGATTTCACCAGCCTGATGTATTTCTGCACCTCATCGGGGATTTTACAACTCATCGTCATCACCGTCTGACGGCTTGGCGCTGGCGGCTTGTTCCCGGAACCCCAAGGCAGCCCAAATGCTTAGCATCTGCGAGGACACTCGCACCAGTTTTTCCACGCTCTTGTTGTCGGTGGTGCCTTTCTGGTTGGCGCCGTTCTGGTATTCCACATAGACGCCCCGCGCAGCAATATCTTCCTCCAGCATCCGGCGCAGACACCAAAGCCCCATGTATTCTTCGACCTTATCCATGTATGGCTTGCTGATTAACCCTCTCGCGGTCAAATCATCCAGCAAATCCTTTTGCAATTCGCGGAACTCTTTTGTTTTGGCAAAAACTGCACACAGCCCTGCCATTTTCTTTGCCACAGCTTCACTCACCTCCTGTTTTTTGCACCACACCTACACGGCCATAGCAAAATATCCAGAATTTCTTGGACCCACACGATAAAGCGGACCGCCAGCGGCCCCCGTTTTTTTGAGGGGGGGCTAATCCCACCGTTCAATGGTTATCGGCTCTTTTAATGACGTGCATTGTCGTTGTGATTCAGGATGTACTTCTTCATGACATTTTTTGCATACGCTTAATAGCTGCCTTTCTCCTGTCTCTGGGTCATAAATGCTCAACGCAAGGTCTGGTCTATCTTTAAGATGCTTTACATGATGAACAATCACAGCCTTGCTATACCTGCCTTTGGCTTTGCATAACTGGCATTCGTAACAGTCTAATTTTAGTACGGCTTTTCTAACATGCTCCCATGATGCGCTGTTGTACCATATATTTTCCTTTCCTTGCTCTATAAGGTCTTTGATTCTGTTAAGCTCTCTTGGTTTGCTATACAATTTATCCACCCTATTTATACAAAACAAAAAGGCCCCGCTTTGGAGCCTTTTAGGTCTTCATGCTTGCTTATCTCGGTAGTTTAATCATAGCAGACTTTGAGTATAACATTCTATCACATGTTTATTTGTGACAATGCTTCACCGTGCATTCTCCAAATTTGCATGCAGCTATATCCCATATCTACGGCTATTCTTTCCCAGGTCATACCATCTATATAGCGGCGTTCCAAGAGATAGCGCATCTTTTCCGATGGAACGCTATGTATGGCAGATGCAATTGCAAGCCTCAGTTCCACACGTTTACATATCTGTTTTTCAAGTTCTGCATCTATCTCCACAAGATGTTCTGCCGCTGTTGCTATTCTACCAGATGTTTCTCCTAAAGATTTGGGCTCGAAAGAATACGTTGGTGTTACCTTTTCGGCTATACTGCGCCATTCTTCTTTTTCAAGCGTAAGGCGCTCGGTTTCCGCTACAATCTCTCGGTATTGAGACAACCAGCGCTTTTTGTCTTGGTTATCCTTTTTTGTCAAGCCTTATCCCTCCCGCAGTCTCTTTTCCAGCCTATCCAGCTTTTGTGCCTTATATCCTTCAACCAGCTCCGCGCAGTCATGCAGCATCGCCATTTGCTCCAGCATAATCTGCACATCAGCTATTTCTTCTGCTATTTGCGCGCAGTTTCCCCAGCCTCTCGCATGCTTGCAAAGTTCCTTTTGCAGTTCGGCCATTTCCTCCATTACCATCAGGGTTTGTGCTTCTGCACCATATGTGGAAAGAGCCTGGCGGTATATCTCTGTTTTGTTCATTGTAAATACCTCCAAATTGGCTTAATTGGAATTATAAACTGCTTGTCCCCATCGTTCACGGAAAGCGTTTTGCCTTTCTTATCGGACATAATAATTACATCCAATTTTTTAGGGGCCATAGTATCTTTTGTTGATACTATGCCATTCACAAACATGCGTGTCATTCTGCACCTCCGATGATCTCGTCAATGGTGTAGGAGTGGCCGGGCTGGATGGATGGGAAATATTCTGTACTCAGTACCAGAGACGCGCCGGACACAGAAACACTCCCAGATGGTACCTTTACAACCGCTATTGCACATGGAAAAAGTACCTTGATAGCCTTCGCAAACTCCACCTCCTGCTGTGTCCAGCGGGGCTTTTGCGTATATTTGATACCCAGCGCATCTAAAACACAGCGTACTGTCACGCGGTCATACTCTTTGACATTCTCCGGAAGTTCGTGGTATGGGTGCATATCGGGATGACCGGTCATACCCTGCCGTTTCTTTTCGTCCATCTCGCATATTTCTTCAAAGTCGTCCTCAGACACCTCTCAAATTCTCGGCTTGTCCATGTTGGCCTCCTTAAACTGGTCGGAATTTCCGACAGGTTCCTCCACTACCTCGAACCCCATTAGATGATCTGCCTCCTCAAAGTAAATTTTTCCGCAGTTGTCATAGCGCATTTGCTTGTCCTGCACACCACGTAAGATGATGTATGCCCGCCGAAGCTGGTCAATACCGAAGTAGCCGAAATGGCAATCCCCCACTGGTATGTCCATTTTATGGGCCAGCCAGCAGTAGAGGTCACGCCGTTTCTTTCCTGCCTTTGGTTTCCCTTTCCAAAATCTGTCAAAGATGGCGTGACACATCTTTTTCCCGGTTCGCATCGGTTCGTCTGCCAGCAGCCCAAGGGCTTCCCGTGGACGGGGCTTATGCGTCCCCACATAGGCCCCGCACCGCTCACATAGGTAGCAGTAGCCGCTCCCGTACTCCCGGCCATAGACACGGGCATTAGAGCCATAAGTGACAGGCCCACCGCAGATATTACACCGGGTCGGATGAGTGTTTATCATGGTCGACCTCCTTTCGCTGGCCTCGGCTGCAAAAATCGTCCGGTTGACTGTATACCCAGGCATTGGGCGGAAAAGAGTACCATTTACAGCGCATACCAAGTGCAACCCCCGTCCAGTGTTTGCACTCCCGGCACCTGACCACAGGCACGGCGTCGATGATAGGTGCAGTATTGATAATTACTTCGGCTAACACTTTCACCGTTTTACTTGCGGTACTCCTTTTTACTCGCTGATAAAGTGCATCTAAATCACCCAGCCTCATTGCTCGTCCTCCTTGTCCATGCGTGCGCCGCAGTTGGGGCAGTAAATTGGGCGTCTAATTAAACATCTATGTGTACATCTGCACACAGAGCAGTATGGTGTAAGCCCGTCCAAACTATCATCCCAATATCCGTGCCGCACCTCCGCAACATCGGCGGCGGGGATACGATTTAGGCTCACATCTTCCGTGCAGTATCCACAATATTCTCCGTCAGAAATCAGTTGAGCGTCTTCAAGCATTTTCTCAACAGCCGCCCTCTCGATGTACTCTTTCATTCCTGCTCCCTCCGTAGTGCGGCCTCGGCCTCTTTGCGGGTGATTACCTTTGTAGCATCCAAATATTGCCCACATTCCGGGCACTGTAAAACCATGCGCTCCCCATAGGGGATGCCCATTAAGTCCTTGTCACAATAAGGACATAGGCAGGTATTTTGGTCATCGTCTCCCCAAACCAGAGGCTTGCGAGGCATATCCAGCACCACGCACCGCCCCTCCTTGTCCGCCTGGGCCAGTTCGCGGAGGCGGTCAAGATTGCCCGAAATATCCAAAACAATATCACGAATTTTTGAAACTGTCTCCGGCTCCAGTCCCGTGTCCTCGTAGGCGGCAAGGCGGTCAACGATTTTGGGTATTTTGCAGGACGTCGGCTCGAAACAATCTCTTTTACACACGTTATCGAGCCCACAATAATCCCAAGGGTCATTACATGCCTTTCTGAGATTTGTGCTTGTCAACCGTTCCATTATCAGCCCTCCTTCTGGCTCTTCCATTCCGAAATATGCTCTCTGGCCCAGTCATTGTCGCTTCCCCGGTCAAGATCGTCCTCAATTTGATAGATACAATCCACCGCCGCATCCCTTTCCCGCTTCACCTGCTCCAGCTCGGCCAGAACTTTTATGTATGCCCGTTCTGCATTTTCATAGAGGTGTTGGCTATCGTCTGCGCTTCTCCTTTGCCGCTCTACTTCCGCCTGCAGCTTCTCGTTTTCGGCCTGGAGCGAACGGATAAGCGCAACCGCCTCTTTTGCTTTTTCTTCTCCACATACAGGTGGAAAATTGCAAAGAATCCCAAAGCATACTGCATTTATGTCCAGCTTATCTTTAATGTCCATCAGATGTCCTCCTCTCCCTCCGGCGGGCGGTCTTTCATTTTATCGGCTGCTTCTGCCAATAAGTCAGCGGCTTCCAGATATGAGATTTCTTTAGGCCCTCCGTTTTCTCCCCAGATATCCCAGCAATAAATAGCCCCGTGTAGCCGTTTATTATTAACTATCGCTCTGGCCCCTGCTCTCAAAGCAAGAAATAGCTTTTCATTCTCCATCGGCTTCTCCCTCCGGCGGGTGGCGGTAGACCTTTCCGGTTAATTTGTAAATATCAATGCTCCCGCCTCTATCAAGCCATACACAGTCATCATCAGTGTCAACAAGCGCCCAAACACCATCGGCAACATCAAGCCATACCGGCTCCCCGTCCATCTCCCGCAGTTGCCCGATGGAAAGCGGCTCGTTCGGCGGGGTGAGGGTGGGCGCATGCTCCACCAGATATTCTGCCAACCATTCGGCAAAACTTCCTGTTTCCGGGTCTGTACGCTTGGCCTTGATGATGAGGTCAAGCATCGTTTCTTTATCAATCGCCCTTGCCATCTTTCAGTGCCTCCAATCTTTTTCTTGTTTCTTTCCACGCAGATGGAACAAGGGGACTCCCACACAAAGGACAATATCCAGGGGTATAACTACCTGCACTATCACCCCATATCCCCGTAGCAGTAATTAAAGGATAATCATTCAATTCTCTTTTACAGAAATCACAACCCGGCCAAAGACGTTTAATCGTTGTGTAGTGCATAAATATCCTCCAATCTCTTCATCACTATCTCCACGGCATCGTCCGTATAAAGGCACCCACAATTTTGGCAGAAGTTCCCCCTGCCAATATTCTCAAAGCCGCATTCTGGGCAGCCCGTCCATTTGAATATTGTTTTTATTGCTTCATCCCTCTCCTGCTTCACCTGCTTCAGCTCGTCCCGCAGTTGTTTGATTTCATTGTCCTTATGCTGTAATATTTCATTTCTTTTTTGCAAAAGTGCCTGTAACGATTTAATTTGTTCGCAAGCGTTAATATACATCTGTCTTTCGCCTTTAATTTCCTGACACCGCTCACATTCCGGTGCTTTATTAAGCCCAGTCCGCAGCTTCTCGTTTTCGGCCTGGAGCGTGGAGAGGGCGGTCGCTCCCATAAGTGCCCAATATCCAAGGGCACAATCATGGCAGTTGTCTGGCCCCTTGCTGTTTTTTAGCCCATCAATCAGCTTCTCAATGTCCATAAATTCCTCCTTGTGGTATAATCTGCGTGAGGTGATATTTGTGTCTCGTAATCAATATGACTTTCAGCAATTTGATGATATGATTGAAGAAGTAATAGAGAATGCCACAGTCCAATATGATGGTCCGTCTGTATTAGATAATTCAGAGCGCAGCGCATCTGCGTTAGAGGCTATTCAGGCCGCTATAGAACAAGATAGAAACGAGCGCATCCAGGCTGAGAAATCTGCAAAGCGCTGGCAGATTGCAGGTCTTATTGTTGGTGTTCTCACCTTGATAGCCACAGTAGTATTTGGATTGCTAACAGTACTAGGTTGATAACAGTAACCGCTATACCGGCATTTCTAATCCGTTTCCATTTTTCAATGTCCATCAGGTTTCCTCCTCTTCCTCCGGCGGGCGGCGGTAGGCGAGCCAGAACTTGCCGTAGATGTCCCATCCAAGGTAAAAATAAGGATGACTCTCCACGTGAAGTCCAGCTTCCGTAGATTTTTCAATGATATACCAGCGATCCTCGACAATACGGTTGTGATAAGACACCCACACCGGTTCCCCATCCATTCTCCGCAGTTCCTCCAGCGTCAGCGGCTCGTTCGGCGGGGTGAGGGTTGGAATGCTGTCTATATCATCCTTGAAATCTGCATAAGCCGCTGCCCATGATACAGGAGCGGTTCTGCTATTCCATGTATCCCGGATTCTCCTGTTGCACAGTTCTTGCAATTCGTCCGCATCAATCGCCCTTGCCATCTTTCAGCGCCTCCACTTC